GTCATAGCCAGTGTTCCTACTAATGTAGTTACCGCTACTGCAAGGCCTGCCCATTCGTTCGGTGTCATATTATCATATCAATCTAATAGTAGCGATCAACATTCCACCGTATCCGGAGAATCTTCTATCACTAGGAGTTCTGTTTATAAAGTCAAGCTCTTCAATTAATCCAATGTAAGACTCACCAGTTCTAAAATCTTCTACTCTGATGGTGTCTCCTACATTCTCTATCGCTTCTAATTGACTCAACCGATCATAGGCTGAACCTTCATAGCCCACCTCAACACCTAAGTTATCGCTCTCGTGGTCATAGCAGAACAAAGGGTATTGGATTATTCTCTGGCGAGGTACAGCAGGTAAAGACTTTAGTTGGTATCCAGTAAATATTGGACCCTTAGTTGCATCAGTTGATGATCTAGAGATAGTAAATTTAAATGCAAGATACTCTTGTGCTGAGTTAGGATAGGGAATACCTATCTCACTAGTTGCTGCACCTTGTGCAAAACCACCTAGATTGTATTCAGCGTTAGAGTAATCAATAGACTTGATGGTAATACCACCATCTGTGGTATCTATTCTAGGATTAAGTAGTTTGAATAGTTTATTCTCTAGTGTGTTATACCGTATGAAACCTGTTTGTAGATAGCCACTTGCTACCTTATCAGTAGTGGACTCAGCGTAGATAATATTGCCAGAACTAAAGGCTGCTCTATCTGTGTTACCAAAGAAGGCTACCTGATTAGATGCAGCAGTAACACCACTGGCTACTAGATCCCAAGCCCAAGGAAATACTAGGCTGTTAGCTATTACAGTTGTAGATAAATCTACCTTTACTAGCCCTGCCTCACCATCAATAGTGGTTGCAATATAGGCAAAGCGATCTCTAAATGCTATTGAGTTACAACTAGCTTGATCAAATAATAAAGGACCATACTGGATGTTACCGTTAGTATCTGATACGCCCACTCTAAATCCTTTATTAGTTGCAAGGACTGCATAGGTGCCAAGGTATACATCAAAGTCATTGATGCGCTCACCCTCTGGTAAGTCAATAATAACTGTAGGTGTTTCAAGGCTTGGAAAGCCTAATGAGTTAGGAGTTGTTACATCTAGGACAATCTTAAAGACAGATGAGGATGTTCCATTAGGATCATATCCTGATATGTAGATAGCACTAGGTCCTTCTGATATGGATGACCATACCCAAGAACTATTAGGATGGGTAAACAAAGCGGTAGGCAGTGCGCCAGAGGCATTGTTAGCATCTAACTCATAAATGGCGCTGCCAATAGCAGCAATAAGGCGTTGTTTAACAAAGCGGATAGTGGCACGAGTAGTACCAGATGCGTTGTAGATTTCAGTATCGCTAGTAGAACCAGCAAGGTTACCTCTATGAACGTGGGTACCATTGATAAAGAAGTACTGCTTACCATTGGTTGTAATGCTGTAGATAGTTGAAGGTGTACCTGCTTGAGAAAAGGTAGTAGATGAACCAGCAGAGGTAATCTTCTTTATTGCTGTGCCATCTGTTAATACAATACAGTCATTGGTACCATCATTAACACCTATTAGTTGAGCAGGTGCTGCTCCTGAATAAAAACTACCAGTAGTATTTAGTAGCGTGACCTGTCCTTTAGTAAAGACCTCTACACCTTTAGACTCTGTGTACTGGAAACGAAGTGACTCATCTTGAGCTGGTTCAAAGTATTTAATACCAGCGCCAAGGTGGAATGTTGATTGAGATCTGAACCACCAACCAGTAAGTGATTGCTCACCAGCTTCTCTGGTCTGGTCATACTGCTCTTTACGATATTTAGCAGTTACTCTACGGTAAGGTGAATCATCAGATGCTGCAATAAAGAATGGCAGACCGGCAATAGCCATATCATAACCAACACCAGTAGCTGAGAAGTTTGTGGCACCAGCAGGGTTTGATAAGACATATGGAATACCATCAGTGATGTCAGAACCAAACGCCATTAGATCTCCTTAAATTGGATATAAAAATATGGACCTTTTAGCCTCGGTGTCCAGGAGGAACTTACTACTTTAAGAAAGTAAAAGTTTTGCTTGCTCTTCGGTGATACCTAGTTGTGCTAATAGTGCTGCTTTAGCAGTTGCCTTTGTTTCGGCTTCGGCTTGACGGGCAGCCTGTGCCGCTTGGTCTGCTTCGTAAGCAGTAAACTCTTGGTCATTCATCTCTCGGTCTATGACTTCGTTAGTTTCTGTGTTATGTATTCTTATTATTGGTCTAGTCATTAGTTAACTCCGTAAAGTAGAACTGTTCCTGTTGAAATATTGCCACCTGAATTAGAAAATACAAGAGAAGTAATAGCACTATTAGTGCTTAAACCGCCAGAAATTGCAATAGCGTTAGCACCTGGTCCTGTTTTTTGATAATATCCATAAGATTGAAATGGTTTGTAATTTGTTGTTGATGTATAATTATTTATTGTAACAGCAAAAGCATTGGTAGTAGTTGCCCTTGCTTGAAAATTTGTTGACGCATTTTCTGTTAACAATAAATAATCACCTTGTGAAGAGGATACCGCGGTTGATGCTGCTTGTATTATTATATTATTACCAATGCCAGTGCTTGCATTAGGGGCAATACGTAAATAACCATCTGCTGTTGCATTAGACACTCCATAAATCAACATATATAAAGATTTATAACTTTGTGAAATGCTAGAAATTGTTGTAGTTGCGCCGCTAAGACTTGTAGTGCTCAATAAAGTCATACTACCGCTTGAAGGTGTTGCCCAAGAAGCTGTTCCTGCTGCCACTGTTAATACTTGACCAGTTGTACCAATAGGTAAAATACCGGAGTCATTAGTAGTACTACCTACAACTAGGTCTCCGAGGGCTGCTGGTGCTACCGCATTAGAACTTGCTTTACTTATTGGCATTAGTTACCTCCTAGTAGGATTCTTGCTTCTTCTTCTGTGATCTTAAGGTGCTCTAAGATTGCTCGGCGTTGTGCTGCCTTGGCGTTAGCTTCATCAATAGCAACGTGGGCCTCAATAGCAAATTCTAATTCCGCATCAGATAATTCAACTCCATCTGCTGGCAAAATTAATTTTTTCTTTGGATCATTAAAATCTGCAATTAAACCTTTATTTCCAAGTTCTCGGCTCAATTGCGAAAGGTTAATTTCTTTTGATGTTATTGCCATATTATGACCCCAAATCTATAACGATTAACTGACGATTACTTAAAGTAGTAGTTCCACCAGCACCTGATCTTGCTTGTAAAGTAAATGTATTTGAACCAGCAGTAACTGTTTGATAAGAAACATAACTCATTGCATTGCTAACTGATTGTGTTCCTCTACTTAAATAAACAGCCCAAGTATCACTTGCAGAAATTGTTGTTGCACCCGAAACTGCATAACTTGCATAAGAGCTATCACTTGATCCGGTTGTCATCAAAACACTCATAATAACCATAACTTTTGTTCCTGTTGTCAATGTAACTGCTTGAGCGGTTGTTAATGCAGTATATGTTGTGCTACTTGTAGATTCTGCCGTATTAACTCTAAGTTGTGCTGATGCGGGTGAGGCTGAAACAGCAGCCCATTTAAGTCCAGTAGAGGTAGTGTTATCAGCAGTAAGAACTGTATTATTAGAACCAACAGCAAGAACTCCTGGGGTTGATGCAGCAGTAGCTGAGAGCAGCGCACCTTTAGCGGTGAACTGTCCGTTGCTGATCGCATTAGTTAATGGAACTAGTTGGTTGGCAAGGATCTCAATAATATCACCGGCAAGGGTGGCATCAACTAAAGTAACAGTTGTGCCGTTAGTTGCAGTGTAATCATTACCACGAGATAGTAAGGTACCGTTGCGGTATACCGCTTCATACCCTACGTCATAAACCAAAGCAACAGAGTTATCATCTAAACCACTTAAGCTGGTAGTGCCAGCAGTAGGTTGCTTAGACCATCTCGTTCTAAGGGTTGGCGTTACGCCTATTCGGCCAGTTGCCATATTAGTTGCCTCCTAGTAGTAGTTGTGCTTCCTCGGCAGTGATACCAAGTTTAGTTAATAGAGCCTGACGAGCAGATTCTTTGGTTGATATTTCAGATTGTTTTGCTGCAGCATTAACTGCATCTATTTCCATTTGTGCAATTTCAGCAGCAGTTGCATCTCTAACGATTTCCTCGCCAGTTGTAACATCAACAATTTTAATTTGTGGTTTAGTCATTTTATGATACTCCGTATAGTAGGGCTGTGCCTGATGTTATGTTTCCTGAATCCATAAAAATTGTTAATGAAGATATTGCTGCTGTTTGATTGTAATACAAATTCATTGCATTACGAACATATGATGTTGCAGTTGTAGAGTCATTATTAATTGCTATTGAACTTGCAATTTTCCAAGTGGTTGTATTAGTGTAATCAAATAAATTTATAACACACAAATTTTGAGCAACAGCATTATCCATATTTACCATAACAGAAGTCCAAGAATCACCGCCAAATGCAGCAGTTGCACCATTTGAAGCAGCCCAACCAACGCTGCTATAACGATTTGCTGTGCTATCTCCATTTGCTCTTAAATATAAAGCAGAAGCGTCCGTAGCTGGCAATAAATTTTTTATAACCAATTGCAAATTTTTGTAAGTTGCAGGAATTGATGAAAGTGTTACTGATGCACCCGATAGTGATGTAGTACTAATTAAAGTCATACCACCAGTAGAGACTGATGCCCAAGCAAGACCAGTTGCAGCAGTAGAATCTGCTGAAAGGTACTGTCCGTTTGTGCCTACACCAAGACGAGCAGGGGTACTTGCCGCCGTAGCAGCAATAAGATCACCCTTAGCCGTAACTATTGTAGGTTGTATTCCACCTTCTACCGAAGGTAATCTTCCTGTTGTCATATTTAAGAAATCTCGCTT